AACTCTGCATATACTTTTTCCAATCTTCGTAGGCATGTTCATCAAACTGTCCTATCCAACCATTTCTACTATTTCTAACAAAATTTGCAACGAGATAATCTCTAATCTGATCATACTCTTTGTATTTTAAACCCAGACGAGCGAAAAAATATCGGTCATTTCTTTTGTAAAAGGAATTTCTGGTAACTTTGGATTTTCCACCAAACCTATGAAAATCATAATCACCTTCTCCGAAGTGTGCTTTAATCGCACAGTACATCAAGTAAACATCAATAGGTTGCATTTATATGGGTAGTTTGGCTTGCTTAGGTAGGAAGTTTAAATCGGCAGCATTGACTTCTATTTTTTCTTTCAATGCTTTGTTAATTAGTCTTGCAACTGTAGAAGGGTCTATTTCATTTTTAGAACAATACCACAACACCGCATCCATGTGCGTTATCTTTTTCTCAAGTGCGATTTGTTCTATCTTGAGTGAAAATGTTTTCGAGGTTTGCATAAGAATTCCATAATAAAAAGAAGGCCCGTTGGATAACAAGGTGGGCCAAAACCCCGATGAGGTTACGCAGCTAAGCGATAATCCTCATAGTACCAATTATCGTTGGCAGTTATATTAACCGTTAAGGTGGTTAACCTCGTATTCTCCACTTGTCTACTAGTTGCCCAGTCGAATCTAAGTACGCCCCCCTCAAAAAAAGACTAGATAAACGATTCCAGAAATCAGTGCAATATCGGCGCATATGCTCCACAATATATAAACTCGAAATCCCCATTTTGAGGCATCTCTCAAAATAAATTTCTTTATCTTCACTGTTCTCTCTTTCTTTTAACATTCTAATCTTCTTTTGGTGGAGGCGGGCGGAGTTGCACCGCCGTCCTAAACAATTTCCAACTCGCATCATCGAATACGTTAATATATATACTAACAAATTTTTATAGGTAATGTCAACCCCTAAACTGCGAAAGAACTTCCACACCCACAGGTTGTTTGCACGTTTGGGTTACGAATAATAAACTGTGAGTTAAAGTGATCAGTAGAATAGTCAATCTCTGCACCATCTAGGTATTGTAGACTCAGTGGATCAACCACAAGGCTTATACCGTCTGTAACTACCACCTCATCTTCTTCCTTTGTTTCATCGAAAGTAAATCCATATTGGAAACCAGAACAACCGCCTCCCTGTATGAATACACGCAAGCTTATATCTTCAGTAACCTCTGGATCTTCATCCATGATCTGTTTCACTTTTTCTGCAGCTGCACTATGAAACGTTAAACTCATTGATTGCTTCCTCTAATAGTGGTAGGTATTCTTGTTTACTTTTTATAAACTCTTGTACCGTACCGTCCTCAGTCACCACTAGAATGATAATTTGGTCTGTAGGTATACCTGTTCTTTCTTCATACATCTCTGCATAGGCAGCGGTCTGTATGTAGTAGTTCTCATTATACTCATCATTACGTTCAGAGGTAGATGTCTTGAAGTCTATAATAGACAACACTCGATTATATTCTGCGATACAATCAACTCTACCAGCTACTCCATATTTATCTGAATACAGTCCACATTCCTGTGCATGGATATTATTTATACGTTGTAACACTCCATTCCTTAGTTGATTGAATAGACAAAATGGAAGAAAGTTCTTCTGTTTTTCTATCCACCAATCAGGTTCAATAAATGAGACATTGTTCAAATATTCCTCACACATATGGTGAACCGCAGTTCCACGTTTTGCAGCCTTGCCAGAAATATAATTTGCAACCTCATGACCGACTCGGTTGCGCCACTCGAATAATCCTTCCTTACCTCTGTTAGATAATACAGTGGTGATGGATGGATACTCTTTACCTTCTGGTGTGATGTAGTATCTTTTTCTGTCGATTGTTTTTGTTGTTAGTTCTGGTAGGTCAGTTTCAATATGTTTAAAACGAAATGTGCTCATTATATATCCTTACATTAATTCAAAGTGTGGAGCATCAATGAACGGTCTGCGTCCTTGACTCCTTCTGGTATCAACGTAAGAGTTCATTGCCTCTTCCATAGTACCTTTCCATTCACGAATGTCTGTTATTGTCCAAGCTGCACCCCAACGAACTGTAACATCAGTTTCAATAGCTGCACGTTTCATTGCATCTGCAATATCATCATAGACATTCAATTCCCAACACCCACGACCATCAACATAAGCCATCAGGTCAACTGCTCGACCTTCTAAGTGTTTTGATTTCATTGTTTGAGATGCACCAGACTCTACCAGTGCTCTCTGTCGTTTTTCAGTGCGTACTCCTTCGATAACGCCAAAGTCTATTTTTGTATATGTAATCGCAAGAGAGACAACTTCTTTTAGTTTGAAATTAATTCCAATTAGTCTTTCTTGTGATTTTATTGAAAGTTTATAAGCCATTATTCAAATCCCAATCCTAGTTTAGTTTTTTGGATGAGATAACTTCGCACAAATCCAGAACGGACAATATCACCAATCGTAAATTCGGTAGTATTAAACTCATCCATTTCTTCTAGGATTCTTGTGAAATCGTGTAGTCCATTTTTCTCATTCTGTTTTATTAAATCCGTTTGCATAAAATCGCCACAGAAAAATATCTTGGAGTCTTGTCCGAGTCTTGTGACGATAGTATCTAACTCATGAAAGTTTAGGTTCTGACATTCATCCACGATGATGATTGCATTGTCAAAAGTCAATCCACGCAAAAAAGATGTTGATAGAAAATAGAAACTTCCTTGAGTCTTTAGTCTGTCGTATAAAATACTGAACGCTTGTTCATTCGGTTGTTTGAAGATGAATTGCACCATGTTCGCATAAGGAACTTGATAGAGTGCAGCCTTATCTTCTTCATCGCCTGGCAAAAATCCAATCTCTCTTGTAGGTATAAGAGAACGCACCACAATAACTTTGTCGTATTGTGATTCATTTTTTAACACTTCATCAAGTGCAAGATACAGTGATATAAATGTTTTCCCTGTACCAGCGCAACCACAAAGAAACTGATTCTTACCAGCCTTCCAAGTCTTAAATACTTCCTTTTGATTATCCGTAATTGGTTTTATCTGAACTAAGTCTGAGTGGTTGATTTCTTTTTTCTTTGCCATTTTCAGTCCTTACGTTGTCTTATATGTATTACTAAGGTTGGGCACAACATGTGAACCGTCTTTAACCAATCCATGTTTTCTACCTACACTCTCAACTTTTTTCTTTGCAATGGTTCGATTGTCACCAAAGCGGTCTGCAAGTGGGCTGTTAGGATGACCTTCTGCAACTCGACTGAACACTTCTTTCATACCACCGTCCATTCGTTTCACAATATGATCACCGACAATAGCTGGTGCAGAGATTAGTTTTCTGCACGTTGGATTGTCGATCAAGTATTGTTCTAGTTCGGAGTATTTACAAAAGACTGTATGATGTTCGTTTGTTTCATCATTCACAATATCATAAGTTGGCATTAGTGTCCTCGCATTTGAGTTTTAACCCATGCTTCACTTGGGTATCCTTTGGTTTGAGTACTCAGAGAGGATTTTTCTGATTCGGAGAGATCAGGTACAGTTTTATCTTTTGTCCAATGTGACACAGCTGTAGATTTAAGCTTTTCATTTTCTTCTATCAATTCACCAATTCTTTTAAGTGCATCATGATATTGTTTATTTAATTCTTTTAGGTTTCCCTTTGCAATATCGAGTTCAGACTTTAAATTCATAATAATTTCCCCCTGTTTTTCCTTATCTATATTTATACTCTATTTCCATCTGTAGAAAATGTGATCCCCGATTTCTATTGTCTTAGTTTTTGAACTAGCCCAAGACGGGGTTACATAATCTGCATGATAAAATGTTGCACCATCAGTTATGTCAAACATCATTATTCGAGATGTTAATAATAATTTACTGAACGACATTATCTCCATGAAAATGGCAATTTGATTTATGTCATCAGACATACCGTCACAGTACCAACTGAACTGACATCGATAAAGTACAGGATAAAATACACGCTCTGCATCTGGTATATCCTTTTTATTTTTCGTTGTCCAACTTTCTTTTGTCTCTGCTTGAAAAACGACTTCACAAATTGTATTTGGAAATCGCTTATCAGTGACCCGATTTAAAGTGACTGCTGAAACTGCTAACCAACCAGCAGTTCCTTGATTTCTCGCTTCGTGATAAACATTTTCTGCAAGACACCTTGCTTCCTTTACGTCAAAATTTATATCTGGTTCAATATTGCTTTTCAATTTTTCTTCAGACGGTTCTAGTAATTTTACATTACCATTGGTATCTACTTTAAGGGGAGTTCCTATTGTTACTGCACCAATAGTTGCAACTGACAATAGGAACAATATAATCAAATTTACTTTTGTGTTCATAGTTGATCCTCTCTCCAGAACTCATCGGTTAATTTTTCTTGAAGTCGTAGGGCTTCCTTTTCCCATGGCATATCATCATAATTTATACTTTTTGGAAGTGTCTTAGATTTCCAACGGTATCGTCCATTTACAATGCAGTCATTAATTTCATTTCTTGCGAACTGTTTTACATGAACCATCTCATGAATCAGTGTCATAATTAGTTGACGTAAACTTAATGTTTTGTGGGCTTCAATAATGAAAGTTCTTCTGGCATCATCTTCCATTGAGCACTCACCATCTACGCCCCGAAG